TACGAAAATGGTAACGAATTTCTGAAGGGGGAGATAGAAGAAGATAAGTTGGTTATGAAGGATAAGTTTGTTAAAGGTGATGAATATACTATAAATTGGTGGAAACCCAAAGCAATTCGCAGATACACCACCCTGTTTGATGAAGGGAGAATTAAACCCGAAGCACTTTTTTATGTAGATATTATAGGAATGAGCTGGGAACAAGCAAAAGAAACATATTTAAAAGAAGTAGGAAGATGAGTAATAGTGAAAATAGCTTATGGGTAGAACGGTATAGGCCGTCTGGACTTGAAGGGTATGTTGGTAATGAACATATCATACAAAAGGTTAATATTTATATAGAAAACAACGATGTCCCACACTTATTACTACATGGTGAAGCGGGGACTGGTAAAACTACATTAGCAAAAATTATAGTAAATGCTATTGATTGCGATTATCTTTATATTAACGCATCCGATGAAAGGGGTATTGATACTTTAAGAGAGAAAATCAGAGGATTTGCAGCATCGGTTGGATTTCGGACTTGGAAGGTAGTTATGCTCGATGAGTGTTTGGATGAAAATACATTGGTATCTGTATTACGAAATGGTGAGCAAACTAAAATCCCTATACGGGATTTAGATGAACATAATGATTTAGTTAAATCTTGGAATGTTGAGAAGAATGAGGTTCAATGGAGACCGTTTTATCACTGGGATAAGGGTGAGCAGGGTGTATATGAAATTGAACTTGAAAATGGTGAAATCGTAGTTTGTACTGATGATCATAAGTGGTATGTTAAAGATGCCGATGGTAATTTAAAAGTAGTTAAAACACTAGATTTACACAAATATCAACATATTTTATCACCGCAATAGGATTATTTAATGTTTTTTACACAAGCTCACTATTTATATAAAAATGAGAGTATTAAATGATTAGCGATGAAACACGACAAAAGCTTAGAGAAGCAGCTATTAAAAACGGATTTGGTTTAGGTGTAATTTTGGTTGATTTGATATGTGTAAAGTGCGATAATTCATATAAGGGTAATCCAAATCAGTTAATTTGTAATAATTGTAAACAGCATGGATATAACAGCACATGTAAACACTGTAATAAAGTATATAAATCATATGGCAATGATAATACGATGTGTTGTACTGATTGTAAATTATCTAAACCTTGGTTAAAAACAGGCAGAGTTAATATTGGTGATGCAATAAGTAAATCTAAAAAGAAGTGGTATAAAACCAAAGAGGGTAAAAAATTTGCTAAAAGAATAGGTAAAATAAACTCTGAAAAAATGAAAGAGTTTAATAAAACAGCGAAAGGTGTGGCTAATATTGAACGTAATGCTAAATTACATTCAATACGAATGAAAGAAAAAATAGTAAGCGGTCGGTTTACACCCCCAATTACAAATACATTTACTCACTGGGATGCTGTTATTGATAATCATAGGTTTAGAAGTTCTTGGGAAGCTTGTTTTTGGAATTCAAATAAACACTTACAATATGAAAGTATTGAGTGTAGAACTAAAAAGCAATCTAATGGTAGAGTATATGTGGGTGATTTTTTTGATGCAGATACTAAAACTTTGTATGAGATAAAACCAAAAAAATTTTACTTAAGGCAATCCGAAAAAATAGATGCGCTAATAGCACATTGTAACAAAAATGGATATAAGTTTAAATGGGTAAATGAGTATAATATCATTGAGTATATTAACGAAACCGATTTTGATACATATGATAAAATTAAACAACTTAATAAGTTAAAAAATGGAATTAAAACAAATTAAAATAAAATCAATAAAAAAATTAGAGCAAAAACGACATGTTTATGATATTTCTGTAGAGGGGAATCATAACTTTTTTATAGGTAATACCGAAACACTCACACACAATTGCGACTACTTAACACCAGTTGCACAAGCAGCTCTTCGTAATCTAATGGAAACATTTAGTAAGAGTACGAGGTTTATATTGACTTGTAATTATCCTGAAAAGGTTATTGACCCAATTCAAAGTAGATGTCAAACATTTGAAATTATACCACCAACTAAAAAAGATGTGGCTAAAAGGTTGAATGATATCTTAATTAATGAGGGTATTCAATTTGAAATGCAAGACCTTGCGGTTATTGTTAATAGTGGATACCCCGATATTCGTAGGGTAATAAACGCTGCACAGCGACAGGTTATTAATGGTAGGTTGGTTATTGATAAACAATCCAGCATTGAATCAACCTATTCCGAAAAAATTGTGGATATCTTAAAAAGTGGAGTAGATACCAAAAGTAAGTTTACTCAGATTCGTCAAATATTGGCAGATTCAAAAGTAAGAGATTATACAAAGTTGTATTCAACCCTATATGAAAGGGTGGATGAGTATGCGGGAAATAAGGTTGGAACTACAATTGTTAATATAGCCGAAGCGCAATATAAGGATTCGTTGGTGGTGGATAAAGAAATAAATGTAATGGCAATGTTTGTAAATATTTTAATGTAAATAAAGGATAAAAATGGCAAAATTAGTAGATTTTAAAGGGGGAGCACCCCAACAACCTGAACAACCGATTCAGTTCAATGTAGACCCGATGAAGCTTCAAACAGTTACTTGTCCAAATTGTGATAGTATCTTTTTTGAAGAAAAAATGATGTTCAAAGAACTACCTGCGATTCAATCTCCAAATGGGAAAGCATCAATGATTCCTATCCCAGTGGTAGTTTGTAATGAGTGTGGAACTGTTCATCCAAAATTTGTACCAAAAGGTTTATTCGATGCCCCCGAAGAAAAAAAGTGATAGTTCTGAAGGAACGATAAAAGCTAAAACTCTTTTTGACCATTTGAGTGGTTTGAAAGAAAACAAAACGAAATGGGAATCCCTTTCGGATGTTGATAAAAAATCGTTTTCGGTTTATCTTGCCAATCGTTGGTTGAGTATGAATTTTGAATTCATTGATTTAGTAAATGAAGTTCAAAGATTCACCAATGGTCAAATGGGTGCTAGGGAGGTGTATAAGGTATATTATGATTTTTTACCAAAGAAAAAAACTTTTGATAAATACATAAAAAAATCTGGCGGAAATGTTGTTTCTGAAGAAATTATTTCGTATATTTGTAAGTACTTTGAGGTCTCAAGCAGAGAAGCTGATGATTATTTAGAGATATTATCAGAGGATGAGGTTAGAAGTATTATAAAAAAGTATGGCGTTAAAGATTCTCAAATTGATAAAATGTATAAAGATGCAGCAAAGTAAAGAAATGGTAAACCACCCTAATCATTATGGTGGGGTAGATAATCCTTATGAGGCAATTAAGGTTATAGAAGCATGGGATTTAGATTTTCATTTGGGTAATACAGTCAAATACATATCTCGTGCCGGAAAGAAACACCAAGATAAAGAATTAGAAGATTTATTAAAAGCAAAGTGGTACTTAGATAGAAAAATTCAAAACTTACAAAATGGAAAATAACATATTAGATGATGTTTATGATGGTATGATTGTATTGGATGGATTTAATGATTGTATTTTGGGTAGGGTTGAGCAGGCGGGTAGTGATACAAAAATACTCTATTCAATTAAAGCCATTCTATCAAAACTTATGGAGAGGGATGGTATGAGTTACGAAGAGGCCTATGAGTTTTATGAATACAATATTTTAGGTTTGCATGGACACGAACCATTCCCAGCTTTTTTGATTGATTATGAAAAATAGTTTTAGTAGTATACTTGATTTTACAGCCCCAACGGAGTCTCCAGACGATGTGAAGGTTTCTTACTCTCAGTTCACAATGTGGGTTAATTGTCCTAAAAAATGGAAATTAACTTATATGGATGGGCATAAAGAGGATGAACCTTCTATTCACCTGCTGTTTGGGACAAGTATGCACGAAACTATTCAGGAGTGGTTAAAAACACTTTTTACAAAATCTCCATTAGAATCCGATGAAATGGATTTGGGGGCTTTGTTAAGAGATACAATGGCTAGGGAGTATAAATCTCTTTTAGAAAAGAGAGCTGATTTAAAAGATTGGATTACAAAATCTCAAATGAATGAGTTTTATTTGGATGGAGTAGAAATACTGAATGAGCTAAAGAAAAGTAGGGCAGAGTTATTTTCAACCAGAAAGTGGAAGTTATTTGGTATTGAAACAAAGTTGTACCAACCCATAGTAAAGGGTATGGAAAACATAAAAATGATTAGTTACTTAGATTTGGTTTTTGAAGAAATTGAAACGGGTAACATTTTGATTGTTGATATCAAAACATCCACCAATGGTTGGAATAGTTATCAGAAAACAGATGAAACAAAAACAGCACAACTTATTTTATATAAACACTTTTTCTCACAACAATTTGGGATTGAATACAAAAAGATTGATGTAAAGTATTTAATCTTGAAAAGAAAGTTGAATGAGGCAATGATGTATAATGTAACCCGATTACAAAAGTTTTCACCAACAAATGGTGGTAGAACTATAAAGAAAACTCTTAAAATGTTTGAGGACTTTGTAAAAGAGGGATTCAACAAAGATGGTTCTCATAGGGTTGATAACAATTTCCCAGCAACTGCTGGATTCAATAATAAGCAATGTAAGTTTTGTCCTTTTAAAAGCAGATACGATTTATGCCCAAAAACTGATAGAATTAAAACCGATTTTTTATTAAGTATTTATCGTAGAAAAGATGAAAGTAACACAGAGATTTTACAGGAGCAAGATTATGATCAGGGTAGCATTAATTGGTAGTGAACGATATGAAAACCGAATGGAAATCAAAGATTTGGTTTTTAAGTTAAAAAATTTGTATGGTGATAATTTAATACTCATTTCAAGAGGTAATCAAAATGGGGTTGAAAAGTGGGTTAAGAAATGGGCATTGGAAATGGGTGTTAAGTATATTGAATACAACTTAGCATCCACTCCAATGAACCTATACAGCGGAATGACCGAATCGTATTATGAAAAACCCTATCACGCAACACAAAAACTACATCAATATGAATTGATTGCTAGGAACGCAGATAAGATTCTATATTTTGGAGAAATATCACACGGAGAACTATCTCATTTCAAAAAAATGTTGAAAATAACTGGTTCAAAAGTAACTTTTATTGGGTAGAAATTAATATTTATAATAAAGTTAGTTACGAAAATTTATGGAATTAAAATTACCAAAGCTTAGGAAAATAGACCCTAACAAACCAAAGAAAAAGAAGATACTCCTTCTTTCAGATGATTTAAGATTATTTAGTGGAATAGCAACTCAATCAAAAGAGTTTGTTCTAAAAACCCTACACAAATACGATTGGGTTCAATTAGGTGCTGCATTAAATCACCCAGAAAACGGAAAAGTTTTAGATGTATCGCAGGATGCTGCAAAAGAAACTGGTGTTGAGGATGCATATCTAAAAATATACTGCACCAATGGATATGGAAACCCTGATATTGTTCGTCAATTGATAAATGTGGAAAGGCCTGATGCTATTCTACACTTTACCGACCCAAGATATTGGATATGGTTGTATCAGATGGAGCATGAAATCAGGCAGATGATTCCAATATTTTATTATAATATTTGGGATGACTTGCCCGACCCATTGTGGAATTCACCTTATTACGCAAGTTGTGATTTGCTGATGGCGATATCAAAGCAAACATATGGTATCAACAAAAGGTGTTTGAAAAAGTATGGTATGGATTTACCTGATTGGACATTTAAGTATGTACCGCATGGTGTATCCGAACACTTTAAACCACTACCAAAAGATAACGAAAAGTTGGTGGAGTTTAAGAAAAAGTATGGCATTGATAAGATGGAATTTGTGGTGTTGTGGAACAATAGAAATATTCGTAGAAAACAGCCAGGTGATTTGATTATTGCGTTTGATAGTTTTGTTCAACAATTACCAAAGGAGAAGCGTGATAAGGTTTGTTTGTTTTTACACACACAACCTGTAGATGAAAATGGAACGGATATACCTGAGGTTATTAAGAATTGTTCCAATGGTGGTAAATATGTATTTACAAATCCTGGCATATCAACTGAAGAATTAAACCTGTACTACAACTCAGGCGATATAATTGTAAACCTTACATCCAATGAAGGGTTTGGATTGAGTACTTGTGAAGGGATGAGAGCTGGTTTACCAATTGTGGTAAATGTTACTGGTGGATTGCAAGACCAATGTGGATTTAAAATGGATGGTAAGTTCTTAACCGAAGATGATTATTTGGAATTGGGTTCATTGCATGATGTTCGTTCTGATTATTTGAGTAGATTGACTTGGGGTGAATGGGTAAAGCCGGTATGGCCATCAAATCGTTCATTGCAAGGTTCACCATTGACACCTTATATATTTGATGATAGATGTGATTTCAGAGATTTTGGAAACGCAATTAAGGAATGGTATGATACCCCAGCAGATGAAAGAGCAAAAGCGGGGATGTTAGCGCACGCATTTGTAAATGGTGTTGGTAATATGACAGCTGAAAAAATGGGTGAAACCTTTATTGAATCAATGGAGGTGGTATTTGAAAATTGGAAACCTCGTAAAAAGTTTGAAATAGTAAAAGTATGAAGAAGTTATGTATAGTTAGTTGCCCAATAGCAACCCGTAGTGGATACGGTTCGCGTAGTCGTGACTTTGTCCGTAGTTTGATAAAAGCAAGACCGGATTGGGATGTTAAGATTTTACCTCAAAGGTGGGGTTCTACACCTCAAAACGCTTTGATATCACCAATGGATGATGATTTGGTGAGTAGATTGGTTTTAGGGCAGATTAATCAAAAGCCTGATGTTTGGATACAAATTACAATACCAAATGAGTTCCAACCTATGGGTAACTATAACATTGGTATAACTGCGGGGATTGAAACAAATCAGGCTTCACCTCAATTTATTGAGGGGTGTAATAGAATGAATCTAACTTTGGTATCATCCAAACACGCTAAATCTGGGTTGGAGGTAAAGTATGATATGCAGGATGAAAAAACTCAGCAAAAGGTTGGTGAGTTAGGATTAACAAAGCCGGTTGAAGTTCTCTTTGAAGGGTTTGATGAGCAGATATACGATAATAAGCTGCCTGTTGAACAATCTGTAAAAGATGTATTGAGTGATGTTTCAGAAGAGTTTTG